GCCGTTTTTTGTGAAGTTCGGCGCAAATACAAGCAAACTTAATAAATTTACCGCCCCTTTTGGAGCGGTATTTTTATACCCACAACACAGAAAGGAGTGATAAAAATGAAAATCGAAATCCGCTCCGCTGATCTTATGCATATCAGCGGATATGTAAACGCTGTCGAGCGTGACAGTAAACAGCTGCCTGCGTCAATGGCACCTGGTATGACAACGCCGTTTGTTGAGCGTATTGCAAGCGGTACGTTTGCAAAAAGCCTTAAAGATCACCCGAAAGTCGAGCTGAGATTTAACCACAGCAAGGTGCTTGACACTACAGACGGAACGCTTAAACTGCGTGAGGACAGCATAGGACTTCACGCAGAAGCCGATATCACCGACAGAGAAGTGATTGCAGAGGCGAGAGCAGGACATCTGACAGGATGGAGCTTCGGCTTTTCGGGAGCACAGGCACACCTTGAGCCGTGTGACGAGGGAGTGCAGCGCAGAATGATTACGGGACTGACACTGCACGAAGTGTCAATCCTCAACCGCAACCCCGCATATATCGCAACGTCGATAGAAACGAGAGGCGAAGAAACGACCGTGACGGAACAGCGCAGTGCCGGAAATGATACGGTCGAAGTAACAGGCGAAATCCGGGAGTTTATCCCCGATTACAGCAAGGAAATAGAAATTTTACAGCTTATGTCGGATTACTTCGACGGAAAGGAAACAGTATGAATTTAAAAGCACTCATCGAAAAGAGAAATGCTCTTATCGCCGATATGAAGTCACTCTGCGATAAGGCTACAGCAGAAACAAGAGCGATGACAACAGAGGAGCAGACAGACTATGACGCTAAGAAGTCGGAAGTCGAAGCACTGAACAAGACAATCCGCTCAATCGAGGAGCAGAACGCTCTTAATCTGAACTCCGCAAAGGCTGACGGCACAGCAACCGACAAGGAGCAGGCGGAAACAAGAGCTTTCGAGAATTATCTGCGTACAGGCCAGATAGTCGAAACAAGAGAAGATGTCAATCTGACAAAGGGCGACAACGGCGCAGTTATCCCTGCGACTATCGCCAACAAGATAATCCGTAAGGTTATCGACATCTGCCCTATCTATCAGATGGCAACGAGATACACGCTTGCAGGTACTCTCTCGATTCCCTACTACGACGAAGGAACGCAGGCTATCTCAATGGCGTATGCTACAGAGTTTACGGACCTTGCAAGCACATCGGGTAAGTTCCTCAGCATTGAGCTCAAAGGCTATCTTGCAGGTGCGCTCTCTAAGGTTTCAAGAAGCCTTATCAACAACTCGCAGTTTGACATCGTTTCATACGTTATAAACGAGGTTTCGATCGCAGCGGCAAAGTGGATCGAAAACCAGCTTATCAACGGTACAGCAAGCAAGATAGACGGTCTTGCCGCAGGTGTTACACAGGTGGTAACGACCGCATCGGCGACAGCTATCACAGCAGATGAGCTTATCGACCTGCAGGAAACGATCCCCGACGTATATCAGGATAACGCCTGCTGGATTATGAACAAGGCTACAAGAACCGCTATAAGAAAGCTCAAGGACAACGAGGGTAGATATATCCTTAATCCCGACGCAACAGCAAAGTGGGGCTATACACTGTTCGGCAAGCCCGTATACACAACCGACAGCGTATCGGCTATCGCTTCCGAAAAGACAGCTATCTACTACGGCGATATGAGTGGTCTTGCCGTTAAGACCTCCGAAGATGTGTCTATCCAGATACTTAACGAAAAGTACGCAACACAGCACGCTGTCGGCGTTATCGCATGGGTGGAGATTGACGCAAAGGTCGAGCATGCCCAGAAGATTGCCGCCCTTAAAATGAAGAAGGCAGGAGGCTAATAACCTATGACAGTAAAGGCAACGACCAACTTTTCGGGCACCGTCAGTATGGCAAAGGGCGAGGAGCGTGAGCTCCCTGCCGGTCCTGTGCTGAACGACCTGCTCTCCTGCGGGTACATAGTGCCTGTAGACAAGGAGGAGAAAAGTGAAGCTAAGCGAGGTAACAAGCGCAAAGATTAAGGCATTCTGCGGTGTCAGTGATGACGAGGACGGAATGCTTGAAATCTGTGCCGGAGCGGCGAAATCCTATATCAAGGGCTATACGGGGCTTGATGATACTCAGATAGACAAATACGAAGACATCACGGTGGCTTACTTAGTGCTTATAAACGATATGTATTCCTCCCGTGACTTCTCGTCCGACAGAGCGTCGCAGAACCCCGTGACCGCTCAGATACTCGCCCTGCACAGCATAAATCTGCTGAACGGAGTGAATGAGAATGACATTTAACAGAAAAATCACGCTCATATCCTCCGAGCAGAAAAACGGCTCGCAGGGCAAAGCGGACAGGGCGGTAAAGACCGTATACGCAAAGGTTTCCGAGCCTGGCGTAACGGCAAAATATGCCGCCGAAACAGCAGGGTACAAGTCGGAACTTACGGTGTATATGTGGAGACGTGAATACAGCGGTCAGTCTGTCGTACAGATTGACGGCAGGCGGTATCACGTCGAAACAACCGGAGCGGCTGACAGCGACCTGCATATAAAGCTGATACTGGCGAGAGGAGGCTGACAATGATAACAGAAAAGATTGATTCGGCACTCTCGGCGGTATTTGAGCATTTTTACAGCTATATGCCTGAGTTTGAGGACGGCGAAGAGCCGGAGAAGTATGCAGTGTACAATTTATCGTACAGAGATACGTTCTTCAGCTCCGGCAGGGCAAATATACGGCAGTATGCGTTGTCTGTGAGCGTATTTTCGCCACAGGCAGACATTGAGCTGTATGACAAAACGCAGACGGCAATAGAGAATGTAGGCGGTATATTTACCGGCACTACCGATTTATCGCAGTTTGATGTTTATCCCAACAGAAAAATTTTAGTCATGGAGTTTACGCTCTATGAGGAAAGGACATAACTATGGCAAAAGTAATACAGGGTACAGATCGCAAGTCTGCTGTATGCACAAAGCGTTTTGCGTATGCACCGCTGACAACGGATAACGCCGATACGCTGGCATACGGTGACGTGACCGAGATCAAGGACATACTTATCACAACAAAGTACACACCTAAGATGAACAGCGCATCGCAGTATGCGAGCGGCGTTGAGGTTGACAGCTATGTAGCTAAGGCAGGCGGTACGCTTGACGTAACAATTGTGAACACAAATTCCGCTGACGAGGTGGCACTTTTCGGTGCAAAGGTGAACACGGCAACGGGAGTGCTTGAAAGCGGTAAGGATGATGTTGTACCCGATGTAATGTGCATCTACAGCACTATGACATCAGACGGCAAGATAAACCTGTATAAGTTCCCCAAGTGCAAGTTCACTTCACAGGGCGAGAACGTACAGACGACTGATGAGAACGGCGTAACATTCAACAGCCTTGCACTGCAGGCAAACTACAAGGCGCTTATCAACACAGGCGTTGATATGTACTGCGTAAAGGGCCTTGATCCCGTTAAAGACAAGGCAAGCATTGACGCATGGTTTGCGACCGCTTCGGGCGTTATTGTAGCTGAAGCGTAAAAAAAAGTACAGATATGACGGGGCGGGAAACTGCCCCGAAAATTATCTACAGGTGAAAAATGGAGCTGATATTAAGATACATAGAACTGCTTGAATTATGCCACAGCGACAGTTATGACCCGTTTCTTGTCGATATGGAGCTGAGGTGCCTTGAAGCGATAGGAATACTGCTAAGGCATAATGAAAACCACGACCCTGTAACAGGTCGTTTTACATTCGGAAAGCAGTATATTGATGTTACAGAGGAATATAAAAATAGAGCCACTCCGGGAGAGGGCTCGCTGACATACGATGTTGGGTATAATCTTCGGACACATAAGGAAGAAATTGATTTCGCACAGTGGTTACATAATGAATTTGGCGGAGATATTCATTTGTTAAGCGAATCAAAAGAAGACGGCGTTAAAATGCCTGATTATATCTGGAACAATAAACTGTGGGATTTAAAAACAATCTCAAATGAAAAAGCCGCTAACAGTGCATTAAGGAAAGGTGTTAACCAAATATTCGACAATCCCGGAGGAGTAATGCTTGACTGCAGAAAGTTTAGTGTTGAAGAAAAAACGTTGCTCAACGTTATTGAAAAGCGAATGAAATGGCACAGAGATATAGATGTAGATATAATGATTGTGAAATCTGACAGTGACGTACAAATCATTAGATATAAACAAAAGAGGTAACCCCCCGCCCAAATAGCAGAGGACCACCTCTTTTCATAGACATTACATCTACTATCAATAGTATAGCACTATACAGCAAAAATGTCAATAGTCATTTTTAGGAATTATAGGAGAAAATGCAATGTTCACAGAACTTTTAAACAAGAAAATTTACATCACAGATACTTTATATCTGCGATATGACATAAAAGCGTTTATAGAAGCGGAAGAAAAAGGCATCAGCCCGTTTGAACTGACATTTCCTCTGCCGCTTGACTACATCAGAGCGGGGCTCAGGTGTTGCTTTGATGAACTGGGAGCCGACTCTGTAAAGCGTTCCGAGATAGTGGCATATATGATAAAGGAATTGTCGCAGGAATACCTGCAGGACAGGGTGCTTGCCGCTACGACCGCCGC